GTCTGCTAAGGTCAAAAATATTATATATCAGCGTGATAGGAAGAATTATAATTTGAGGTTCGAGCATGAAGGCATGTTAGATGTTGGGCTCAATGATGATACCCGATCTTTTTTACAAAGCCTGTTTACAAGCGTTATAGAAACCTTCCCTAAAGATATCACACTTAAAGTGGATTTTGTGTCGAACTTTTCAGAAAGTATGACCAATTTTCTAACATATTTGAAGGGGGTTGGTGGCGCTATCAGAGATTTTGTTGGTTTCGTGCTTTACGCGATAAAGGATTATATTTCTAAGGGCACTCATATATTTTTAGACTTCTTTATAGACCTTCTTGAAGGTGGTAGAAAGAAAGATGAAGACACCACCTTCGAGGCGCAATCTTCAGATGAAGAAGATTGGAGTTTCTATGGTTATAAGAAGTACCTGTACCAATATATTGGAGTTAAAGATTTTCGTCACTTAGTTTCGACTATAGTTGATATAAAGAAATTTACTGGATCTGCTCAAGATTTTCTGTATAAATTTATTGATTTTTCAGTCCAAATATTAAATCTTATTCTTGAGAATATGGGAATACCATTTCGTATCCCCTTGAGATATAGCAGCGTGGATAAAATAAACACATTCTATGAACGATACAAAGTGATACAGAAAGATCATAGATCTGGTTTGTATAACGCTAGCTCGTTCGCGGATGCAGTTTTTTGTCTACAAGACGATATGGAGCACTATTTAAAAACCGCGGAAATTCTGCCTAGTGCCAGAGATAAATTGTCTTACGTTATTCGTGAGATCAAAACTCTGGTGACTTTTGTGGAAGATACAATCTCTCCTAATAACGGACCTAGAGATGAATCTGTGGGTATATGTATTTGCGGTCCTTCTGGGGTCGGGAAATCTACTAATACCTTACCGATTGTTTTGGCGGTATTGTCTCAAGCCTTACCTCCCGATTTGTATAAGGAGTTTCTTAATAACCATAACGATTTTGCTTTCTTTAGAAATAATGAAAATGAGTTCTGGGACGGTTATAAGAGGCGCCATTGGGCGGTCATCTATGATGACTTCGGACAGAGGCGCGATACTGCTGGGACTCCCAATCCTGATGCCTTCGAGATTATTCGTCTCCTGAATACAGCGCCTTATCACCTCCACTTTTCAGCTGTATCTGATAAGTCGAAACATTATGCTAGGCCCAAATTTGTCTTTGCCACAACGAATAGGCATAAGATACAATTTGATAGCGTAATTAGTAATGAAGCGATAGTTAGAAGATTTAAATTTCAATATCTTCAAGTACCTAAACTGCAATTTTGTAGAGATGGAACGGAGAATTCATTCTGGGAGAGGAGACTCGACTTGAATAAGGTTAGGGAAGCTCATCCCCTTGTGGATGAAGATCCGTCCTCCTTTTTTGTGATGCAAGCGTGCGAATTCATAGAGTGGGACATGGCTAAAGGTGTGCCCAATCCATCTTGCAAGATTCTGGACTTTGAGCAATTGGTGAGAGCCATTTACAAGGAATACGTCTTTAACGCAGAGTCTGGCAATAGGATGTTGGCGTTCCACAAATACATCAAGACAAAGTTTGCTCCTGAAAGTGAGTCTGCGGAGTCGGAAGAAGTGTTCGGTGATTGCCAAAGTGAATTCGATCCACATGTGGATCCTGTCACAGAGCCTGTATCGAATAGTATATTGGACAAGTTAGATGCTGCTTTTACTAAGCATATTAAGCCACATGCGCATAGACTTAGGCCTGATGGCACCATGTTTTTAAACTTTTGTAAAGGAGTTGCTGGCTTTGTTGCCGTTGCTTATATTTGGAAAAGTTTTTCAGGTTTGAGTTTGGACCCAGAAAGTCCCAATGTGACTAGTACTTCTCCTCCTGTGAGGAAGGCTATGATCAAGATCAATCCTAACTACAGGAAGATACCGAAAGCTCAACAAAAGAAGGTCAGATTGCGCACATACACACCCCAGTCTGGGGCATTGCAAGATACTGCCTTTTTGATGTCCATAATGAAGAGAAATTGGTATTCCTTACATACCGTTGAGGGTAAGAATATTGGAACAGCCATCTTTGTAACCGATAGAACTTTTGTTGTTCCAGCACATTATGAGAACACGATAAGTACGTTCTTTGCTGATGACGAACCCCAGATCGTGGAGTTCCGCAATCCTATGACTAAAATCACCAGTTTTACCATAGATTGGGCTTCACCAGACATCCTTTTTGTTTACGAGGAGGATAGAGATCTGATGGCAATGAGATTGCCCAATACAGCATGTAGAGCGCATAGTGATTTGCTGAGATACTTGCCCGAGGAGGGAGATTTGAAGGATGGTAATAATTACCAGGCCCTCATGCCCTTGATTAGAAACGAGGCAATTGTTCTAAGCGATCTTACTGTGGCCATTGGTGCCAAGCAGTCTTATACATTCGGTGATGAATTTTATTCGTATAAATTACGGTACAATGCAATAACTATGAAGGGAGATTGCGGTACACCAATTGTTACCACTGATCCGCGCTTCCCTACGCCGAAACTTTTAGGGTTTCATACGGCGGGGAGTACAGATCCCTTTGGTAGATTAGTTCCAACGACAAAAGTGTGTGTTGGGGTAGCTTTCGAAGCTGCTACCATACAAAGATTTGTTAAAACGTTATATATGGACACGGTTGAGGATGAGAAAGATCCCTATTTGGAGGAATTCGATGATTTTCAACCTGAAGCCACTATTGAGGGTTTCAATGCGTTGCGTTTTTCTAAACAACCACGCATGGCAAATCGGACAAAGCTGGTTCCCTCCATTTTCTATGGATCGTTGTGGCCTACAACGACCTTGCCGTCGCCCTTGGCTGATTATCACACTCCTGATGGAGATTTGATACAGCCTAGGAAGAAAGCAAGGATGAAGTATGCTCACGATGAGAAGTTCATAGATACACAGCTCCTGAGGGAGGTGCTACCTTATGTTAGTGCGCTCATATTGCGTAATACGGCGACGCAACCTTGGCAGCCTAGAGTATTTAGCTTCTTAGAGGCCGTGAATGGCATAGTTGGGGTAGACCACTGTAAGCCTGTGAGTAGAAAGACTTCGCCGGGTTACCCATTTAATCTTACCAGCAAATCCCCTGGGAAGTCGCACTGGCTGGGGACTACTCCTCAATTAGATGAGAATGCGGCTGGCTATGCAGAATTGGTTGAGTGCGTTGAGAATATTATAGACAAAGCTAAGCATAACATCAGATTACAACATGTTTATATGGATTGTTTGAAAGATGAGCGAAAGACCATTGAAAAGGTGAAAGCTGGCTCGGCTCGACAATTCATGGCTTGCCCTATGGATTATCTTATTGTATTTAAGATGTATTTTGGGGATTTTATCCGCTTTATCAATTCCAATCGAATCCACAATGGGATAGCTGTTGGTATTGATCCTTATACAGAGTGGAGCACGCTTGTGGAGTATATCG